AAACTTCAAACTAAATATAAAATAACAAAAGAGATTGTCAGTGAGGCTTATCCTGATATTCAATGGGGAGGTCGTTCATGACAGCAGTTGTGGGAGCAAAGAAAAAAATGGCAGAAAAATCAAAAAATCAAAAAGAAATTCTGCCCCATGAATATGGATGTCAAATTCTTCTAGAAAAAACTACAATCGATAAAGCAAAAGACTCATCTTTTCCCAATGATGCTTATTTAATTTGGTATATTGAAGGTGGGAAGCAACATCTTGATTTAACTCGTTGCCATAAAAGAGTTAATCTTTTTGATATGTACTACGATAAGTATGGTCCAGGAGCAGTTCAAAAAATTGATTTTGGATATGGAAGAGTTAATCCTCGTATTTGGGGATACAAGCAACCTGAGAAAAAGAAAAGAAAATGACAGCAGGATTTGGTGGTCAAGGAAAAGAAAATAGAATTGGTAAAGATGCTAATATTACTATTGATTTAGATAACATAGATATAGTTCTAAAACAATATAAAAAAATTAAAAAATATCAAAAGTCATCTCTGTTCGCTATTAAAACAATGGACGGCACAGAAGAGATTGTGAGTTCATTGATTAAGGAAGCGGAGGAAAATCCACTGTAAAATGGGGAAGCATTATCTACTTAACTTGTATGGATGCTCGTTTGTCCTTTTGGACGACGAGATTTGTCTTAAAGATTTACTTGAAAATGCAGCAGTAGCAAGCGGGGCAACAGTAGTTCAAACTATTTCAAAAAAGTTTTATCCCCAAGGAGTCACTGTAATTTGTTTGTTATCTGAAAGTCATATTAGCATTCATACTTGGCCAGAGGAAGGTAAGGCAGCAGTTGATGTATATACCTGTGGAGATTGTAATCCAAAGATCGGGTGTGATATGATTATCCATCAACTCTTTGCTACTAATCATACATTAAGTTATATTGAGAGATAAAAAACTGTATCAGCAAATACACACAAAACTTGCTACATAATATGGATAGTGGTATAGTAATCCACTAACGTTCATCCTATGTCTAAAGCACTTCTGCTTTTAGCATGGGTTCCACTTCTTTCTTTTGTTGCACCTCAACTTACTAAACCTAATGTTCAAGTGAAAATAAGTTGTGACGCAGCGTGGGAACTAATGGACATCGTTAAAAACGACGATGTAGTAAACCAAAGAACAGAAGACCGATTGCTATTAGAACTCCGAAAGGATGTTGTAAGACTCAAGTGCTAACTGAATAGGACGGAAGTAAGTTGACGCGGAACGGAACGTTCATTCGCTATTTGCAAATAGCGAACGCAAACGCCGACTGAAGGAACGCTCTTTAACCTAAAAACTAAGGAGAAAACCTAATGTCAAAAGTAGTATATCGTGGTGTTGAATATGATACTCAAAAGCGTCTTGAGTATCAACAACAAATGATGCAACAACCCCAACAATACAACGAAACCTATCGTGGTGTTAAGTTTGTAAAGGAGGGACACAAGTGATGAAAAAACTCAACTTTCTTCAACTGATTAAAGAACAAAAACAAAAAGAAGAGAGGCGCCATAAAGCATCTCTTGCTACTCTGGTAGCAGCAAAATAATTTAGAGGGGACTTGACTCCCCTCTTTTTTTTATGTATAATTACCTTTGTGAGGGTTGATAAACATGGATAAAGAAAAGCTTAAACTCATCATAAGAAACCTAGAGTCTCTTGTCGAATGCCTTAAATCAGAAGTCTACTCTGATGTAGATTCATATAAACCAGAACCTCAATATGAAGACATTGCTCCTTATATTGACGATTATGATGAGGTATTTTATGATGAAGAAGAAGATGAAATCTATGGACCAGTAAAAGTAAATAAAAAATACAAACTAACTAATGACGATGATGGAGATGGACTGTGAAGGAAATGCTTGAAGAATTTCAATTTATGAAACCAGAAGTTAAACTTGTATCAGTAACACCAGATGCAGAGAAGCATATGGCATACTGTGCAAGGGTTTCAAATCCAAAGAATCAAGATAATGAAAGTTTTGAAGGATTGCTCAAGTATTGTATCAAGCATCAACACTGGAGCATCTTTGAGCAAGCAACAATGACAGTAGAGATTAATACTACTCGTGGTATCGCTGCTCAGATTTTACGTCACCGTTCTTTTACATATCAAGAGTTTTCGCAACGGTATGCTGATACGAATCTTCTAAATGAAACTATTCCTCTGCCAGAACTTCGTAGGCAAGATGATAAGAATCGCCAGAACAGTATTGATGATCTTCCTGACTATTTGAAACTGACTCTGCTAGAGGACATTAGAATGCACTTTGAGCACTCTCAGCGCCTCTACAACCGCCTTCTGGATAAGGGTGTGGCAAAAGAGTGTGCAAGGTTCGTATTGCCTCTAGCAACTCCTACACGCCTCTATATGACTGGTTCTGTAAGGTCGTGGATTCACTACATTGATCTGCGTTCTGCACATGGTACACAGAAGGAACATATGGAGATTGCAGAAGCAGTTCGTTGTATCTTTACCTGTCAGTTCCCTGCAGTTTCTAAAGCACTTAGTTGGACTCGTGAAGGATGTTCTGAATGTGTAGATCCACCTTCAGTTCGTATAGACTAAATATTCTCATATAAAATGGAGGAATAAACTTGGCAACATATCCAGTGATTAATAAGCAAACTGGTGAACAAAAAGAAGTGAGCATGAGTGTTCACGATTGGGACCAGTGGAAGAAAGATAATCCAGAGTGGGATAGGGATTGGTCGGATCCATCAACCTGTCCTGCCTCCGGTGAAGTTGGTGAAGTTTATGATCGACTTAAAAAATCCCATCCAGGATGGAATGATGTCCTTCACAAGGCATCAAAAGTTCCAGGTTCAAGAGTAAAACCAATTTAATTTTTTATATGGCAAGAAGAAAAAGAGTAGACGATCAACCAATTGGCGTTGGAATGACTGCTAAGCAAATGAAACGCAAAAAACCAATTGGTTTGGATTTGATGAGAGATATTGAACCTCTCACTGATAATCAAAAACTGTTATATGAGGCATACGAAAAAGCACAAAATATCGTTGCTTATGGTTGTGCAGGAACAGGTAAAACCTTTATCACTCTTTATAATGCTCTTCAAGATGTTTTAGATGAAAGAAGTCCTTATGAAAAAATCTACATCGTAAGATCTCTTGTTGCTACTCGTGAGATTGGATTTCTTCCTGGAGATCATGAGGATAAATCATCACTTTATCAAATTCCTTATAAGAATATGGTAAAGTATATGTTCCAACTCCCAACAGATGCAGATTTCGAAATGCTTTATGGAGCACTCAAAACTCAGGGAACGATTAGTTTTTGGAGTACTTCTTTTATTCGCGGAACTACTCTGGACAATGCTATCATTATCGTAGATGAGTTTCAGAACCTAAACTTTCACGAACTTGATTCAATCATTACTCGTGTAGGTGAGAACAGTAAGATTATGTTCTGTGGTGATGCAACTCAATCTGATTTGATCAAAACAAATGAAAAAAATGGTATTATTGATTTTATGAAAATCTTGCGTGTAATGCCTTCTTTTGATATTATTGAATTTGGTATTGAAGATGTTTGTCGTAGCGGACTTGTTAAGGAATATTTAATTGCAAAAAATGAACTAAATCTATGACCTTTACTCATCATAATTTTTTAGGTGAACTTGAACTAGAAAAGAAAGAAACAAATGGCATCCGTCTGTACCATCTCCCTGATGGGCAGTGGGTGCCTTCAATCACTTCAGTCACTTCATTTTATAATCGTCAAATCTTTATTGATTGGCGAAAGCGTGTAGGACTTGAAGAAGCAAATCGTATTACAAAAAGAGCAACAGCAAGAGGTACAGATTTTCACCAAGTCTGCCAAGATTATCTTGAAAATAAAGAACTTGTCTGGGATGATTATCAACTCCTGACAAAACATATGTTTCATCACGCGAAACCTTATCTTGATAAGATAAATAATATTCACGCGATTGAAAGAACTCTCTATTCCCAATACCTTGGACTTGCAGGACGAGTTGATTGTATTGCTGAATATGAAGGAGAGTTAGCGGTTATTGACTTTAAAACCTCAGATAAAATTAAACCAGAGCAGTGGATTGAAAACTACTTCGTTCAAGAAACATTCTATGCTGCTGCTTATTACGAACTTACGGGACAGGTTGTTGAAAAACTTATCACTTTAATGGTCACTCCTGGCGGAGAAGTCAAGGTATTTGACAAAAGAAACAAAGGAGATTATATTAAGTTATTAGTTCGTTATATTAAAGAATTTGTACATCACAATACTGGGTCAGATGGAGAATGAATTAGAAAAAGCATTAGAAAATAAGTTCTTCTGTCCATCACGTTTTGCACAGGAAATCGAAAATCTTGTTCAGATTAATGTTGAAATGAATTATATTGATGCTATCATTCATTTCTGCGAGCAAAATAATATTGATTTAGAATCAGTTCCGAAACTCATTTCAAAACCTCTTAAAGAAAAGATTAAGTACGAGGCAATGGAACTTAACTTTCTCAAGAAGACTTCCAGAGCAAAATTGGTCTTTTAATCTATTTTCGGGCAAATTTTTTCCCGGCAAAAATCCCTTATATTACTTTTTTGAATGATGCCGTTCGATGCCTATAAATGTTATTTGTCTTTGAAGAATCATTTCACCAAAGATAACTACGACTATTTTAAGTATTGTGGTAAGTCTAGAGCAACAGTTCAGTCTTTCTACAAACGGAAGGATAGAATGTGGTTTGAAAAGATTTCAAGACAAAAATCAGATCAAGAAGTTGTAGATTTTTTTGTTGCTAACTTTGTATCTTGCCCTGATCCAGAAACACTTTGGATTGGTGAGATGATGAAAGAAGGTGAAGCGAGATACCAAAACTGGCAAAAAAAGATTCAGTCTCTTTCATATTTTTTTAAAGAAGAAAGTCAATCTTTATTTGGCGAAAATAAGTTTCAAGATATATTCAAATGTGCAAAAGGACATCCTGTTCTTTTAAAGAAACATTTGAGTGGTCAAGTATCGCTTGAAACTATGGTTCTTTTAGATAAAATCTTTTCTTACTCAAAGAACTTTGATAAAAAACTGCAGGATCCAGTGTGGGAAACCGTCAGTCGTAGAGTTAAAAAATATACGCCATTTATAAATACTGACGTATTTCTTATTCGTAAAATTTTAAAAGAAATCATTTTGGAGGATCAATGAGTTTTTTTAGTTCCGAAGTTGTTCGTGCAGAGATGACTGAAATTGCAGAACTTCAAGAACAAATCTATGGAAATATTTTTAAGTTTCCGTCGATGAGTAAAGAAGAAAAACTTGAGCATGTTGAGGTTCTTGAAAGACTCTTAGATAAACAAAAAATTCTTTATACGAGAATGAGTTTATCTGATGATCCTGAAGCGAGAGAAATGAAAGAACGTATTGTCAGTTCAGCAATTATGATGGGTATGCCCCCAGGCACTGATATGAATATCATTCTGAATAATATGTCCAGAATGCTTGATGTAATGAAAGAAC